CCAGACTTTACCACAATATTTATGAGCAAATTCCCATGTGTCTTTGTTCTTCATAGACATCGAAGTCCGATATCCAAATACTGAATTTATTTCCTTTGGAGCCTTTTTCATAAAATATCTTCCAAAACCAATCATCGTAAATGGAAGAAGTAAATCCATAATCAACATAAAAATCCAAAACCCCATTGTAAACCTCCTTTACTACAACTTCCGATTTTACTTTGTAACTATGACTTTTCCTTCCGAATCCAGAAGAGGTGTAATACTGGCTCCAAATCCGGAGTTCCAACAAAGATAATTAACCCCAGTCTCCTTATCCACAAGGATTTGACGAACCCCTTCATCCTTAAGCTGACTTCCGTCTCTAAATATAACTTCAAATCTTTCTTCTTTCTTTGCCATGTTTATTCCTCTTTTCTCAAGTGTTCAATACCGATTTGATTCTTCCATTATACCATCTCCCTACATCTCCTTCAACGTAAAACTAACCGTCCACAGCCCCTTATAACTGGTATCCTTTTTCAGCTTCGCCTTATATCCCGTCACATACATCTCCGCCAGTTTCAGTTCCGCTGTCTCCGCATCAAAATACTGCACACTGATCTTATCCAGCTTCGCATACCCTGCCAGCTTCTTCAACCACTTCGCCGTAACAGAAAACGACACTGGAATGCTCACAACGCCATGCCGCACCACATCCCTCTGTGTCGTCCCCGCCTCTGTCTCACCGCCGGAATCCGCCTCCACATCTTCCAGCTCCACTTCATAAGAATCCGGAAGCGGCAGGTTCTCCCCGTCAAATACAAGATACTGAAAAAAAGCCATCCTATCTACCTCCGCTCCTCAGACTCATTCTCTGCTGTGCCGTTACAATCACTTCATCCAGCAGCTGGTTACCCAGATAAACAGGAATTACCAGATCCCCCTGCTGTCCTTTCTGATCACCCAGCACATCCTTCAACGCCGACACAATGCCCGCCGTTAGATCCGCACTGCCGGACGATCCCGTACCGGTCATCACACCGCCATCTGCCACAGCCATCTGCGGCGAAATTACCATATCCGCAGCCACACTGTTCACAGCGGCCTTTACCATTCCTCTGCTCTTCTCAATGCCCTCAGCCAGACCACTCATAAAGTCCGGCATCCAGCTCTCAAAATCCGTCAGAGGTCCTTCATCCGGTACCGAGAAATGCAGATGTGACCGGATCGTGTTCGCCACATCCGTCACTGCATTGGCAACTGCACCAATACAGCTCCGGATACCATTCACAATGCCATTGATGATATCCGCACCCCACCGCCATCCGGCAGACGCAAGACCCGTAATATAATTCACCGCATTACCCAGTCCGTCCCTGATCGTATTGTAAATCCCTGAAATGGTACTCCGAACCCCATTCCACATGGCATTAAAAGCACCGGAAACTGTATTCTTAATCCCGTTTACCACAGAAGAAATCGTATTCCTGATCCCATTCCACACGGAATTGACAGTACCCCTGATTCCATTCAGCACGGTAGAAATAATTGTCCGGATTCCATTCCATACCGCAGAAATCACCGTCCGGATCGCATTCATCACCGTGGTGATAGTTGTTCTGATTCCATTCCACGCTGTCTGCAAAAATGTCCGGATCCCGTTCACCACATTCGTAATAACAGACTTAATCCCATTCCAGACAGAACCCAGAAATGCTGAAATCGCATTCCACACTGCCATAACCGTAGCACGGATCCCATTCCATGCTCCCACAAGGAAAGTAGAAATTGCAGTGACAACCGTTGTGAACAGCGTCTTAATCCCAGCCCACAGACCGGAAAAGAAATCACGGATGCCATTCCATACAGCTACCGCCGTATTCCGGATTCCGTTCCATGCAGAAACCAGAAACTGGGAAACCGCCGTCCATACCTGGACAGCGACTTCCTTAATCTCATTCCACAGCCTGATCCAGAACTGCCGGAACTCCTCATTCGTATTCCAGAGATAAATAAACGCCGCCACTAAAGCTGCAATGGCAGCGATCACAATGGCAATAGGATTCGCCATCATCGTAGCACTCAGTGCTGCAAAAGCACCCTTCACCGCACTGATCGCACCGGCAAGCTTCGGTGCCCATGTCATAATCGTTCCAATGGCCGAAAGAGTCTTGCCTATGATGATCAGCACAGGACCCAGAGCCGCAGCCAGAAGTGCAACAATCATGATCACACGTTTCACCCCGTCCGGCATGGCATTCAACACATCCACCATCCCCTGCAGTCCGGAAACAATACTCCACACCGCAGGCATTAGCAGATCCCCGAAAGAAATAGCCAGTTCCTGAAGCTGTGACTTCAAAATAGTCAGCTGTCCTTCCAGATTATCCTGCATGGTATCCGCCATGTTCTTTGCGGCATCCTTGCAGTCATTTACCGCCCCCGACACCTTTTCAATATCCTCCGGTGCCGCATTCATCAGTGCCAGGAAACCTGACATGGCATTCTTTCCGACCAGCGCCTCCGCATTGTTCGCCTTCTCAGCTTCTGTCATTCCTGCAAAAGCCACCCTGCAGTCAGCCAGAATTGCAGACAGACTCCTCATGGATCCGTCTGCATTCGTGGTGGCAATGGTCACGTCCCCGATCGCCGCACCTGACAGCTTCACATCCCCGGTCAGGTTCGTCATGATGGAACGCATGGAAGTACCCGCCTGGGAAGCCTTGATACCCGCATTCCCCATCAGACCGATTGCTTCCGCAGTATCCTCAACCGAGAATCCCAGTGCCCCCGCAACCGGCGCACAATACTTGAATGTCTCGCCCATCATGGACACATTGGTATTGGCATTACTGGAAGCCGCAGCCAGAACATCCGCAAAATGTCCCGAATCCGCTGCAGTCAGCCCAAAAGCCGTCAGCGCATCCGTCACAATATCAGAAGTCGTTGCAAGGTCTTCCCCGGATGCAGCAGCCAGGTACATAACGCCTTCAATACCGGACAACATATCCTCTGTCTTCCATCCGGCCATTGCCATATAGTTCATGGCATCCGCCGCCTCAGTCGCAGAGAACTTTGTCTTGGCCCCCATCTCCCTGGCCTTATCCCGGAGGCTGTCAAAATCCGATCCCGTTGCCCCGGACACAGCCGCCACCCTGCTCATCGCAGAGTCAAAATCAGCGGCAGTTTTCACCGCCGCCGTTCCAAGCCCTGTCACCACTCCCGTCACTGGAAGCAGCTTTTGTCCTACAGAAGAAATCTTGTTTCCAACCGTCTGCAGCTTTTCACCGGTTGCCCCGATTTTCTGCAGGGCAGTCGCAGACTGGTTCGCCTGCTCTTCCAGACTCCGCAGTCTCTGTTCCGTCTCAACAATCTCCCTCTGCAGGGCATCATACTGGTCCTGGGAAATCGTCCCGTTCCGCAGTGCCTCATCCGCCTGCTGCTGTGCAGTCTTCAAAGTCTCCAGCTTTTCCCTTGTTTCAGAAACCGCCTGTACCAGCAGCCTGTGCTTCTGTGCGATCAGCTCCGTATTCCCCGGATCCAGTTTCAGAAGCTTCTCCACATCTTTCAACTGGCTCTGCGTATTCCTAATTTCAGTATTAACCCCTTTCAGGGCAGTCTGTAATTTCGTGGTATCGCCGCCAATCTCGACAGTGATCCCCTTAATTCTGTTCCCTGCCATACGGCTCACCCCCTAAATCCCATAAAAAAAGCATAAAAATACCCGGATCACTCCGGGCACAAAAAAAGCACCTGCCGCTTTGACAAATGCTTTCCATATCTTCTTTTATTAAATCAATAGAACTGAAAGTTGAAGAACAATCTCTCTACCGTTCATACGATGCAATGATTTCTTTGCTGTCTGCAATTCTATAATCAAGCGTTTCCAAATTACCAATCAAGTTAAATGTCATATCTGCATTAACCTGCAATTCATCTTCAATCCTGGATGCAGACGGCTCATCTTTTAGAAAAACGGTTAATCCATAAGGCTCTGTTTCAGACTGTATCTCTATACTGTCATATGAATATCCCTCCGGATACTCTTGACTACTTACAATATTTATAACATTCGAAGAATCTCCTACATAATCTGTCTTATACTGCGACAGATCAGGAATTTCGTACAGTTTTTCTTTTTTCCCGCACGCCGAAATCAACATTATTGATACCGTAACTAACATAATTGCAAGTACTTTTTTCTTCATAAAACACCCCCTGAAAACTTGAAGTTATAGTGCTATTTTTTTCCATTTTCTAATCTTAGTTCTAAATGTTCCAAATGGAGCAACTGTGTTAACATGTATGAACCTGTATACTTCCCAGACAGCTGTCTTAGTTGCTTCGTCAGCCCATTTTCTCATATGTAGTTTAAATAATTCTTCCTCACTTAGCGAATCGATCATTGCATAAATTGAATTAATATTATCATTCAACATATCTTTCAACTCCTGCAGTGACAGATACGCATATGTATCTGTGAACCATTGATATAATTCACCAAGCTGATTCCATTTAAAATCATCTGAAGGAGTTTTGACATGAAGGCCTTTTCTTTCATCTGCTTCCCATTTAAGGACGAGCGTTGTCCATCCTACCTGGTAAGCAAGATTTTCTGCCGGAGTTCGATCAACTTCATCAACCCTCTTATCCTTTAAAATTTCTGGAATATCATTGAATTCCGAAATATACTTTGCAAAGCTTTTATTTATCTCGTTTTTAAGTTCGTCTTTATTCTCGTATGTTCTCAATAGTCTATCTCCATGAATCCCGATTTAATAAGACCATTATACCCTTTTCCAGGCATCCTGTCATCCATAATCATCAGATCAGAACCTGTCAAAATCCTCCTGTGTGGCAACCTGTCTCCATCCCTTATACTCATCGTTTCTACTCTCCACAAACATATCATTCACCATCCCGATAGTCAGCAGATCCAGATCACGGATGGAAATCCCCAGCTGCACACACCGGAGAAGAAACAGGGGAGTTGTCATTTCACGGTCTGTTGCATGAAGTTTTTTTTAGCCTCCACATCCGTCTTAATATTCATGCCCCACAGCTCGATCAGCTTCGGCAGAACCTGATAAATACTGAATGTGTTGAACTCATCCAGCCAGTCCTCCGGATTATCCGGAATAGACGGATCTGCATGCTTCGCCATCACATATGCAATGTTCTCAAACATCTCAAGGGAAAACAGATCCAGGGAGGACTTTTCCGGATCCCCGTCCCCGATACTCTTTTCCAGCACAGATAAATCCTTGTAGATATCCCTCTGAAATTTAATCCTGTAAATACGCGGAATGGCGGCAGATGCCTTAAAAGCAACTGCCTTCCCGTCAATCTCAATCTTCTTCATCATACTCATATCTGAATCCTCCTCAGCTCAGTGCTTTTCCATTTCCAGCAGCATCCACAACAGACTTCCCACTATCAGATGCCTGCAAAGAAGCCGGATCTGCAGCCGGCAGATACACCGACTTATACCAGTCTGCATAAACAGTTGCATCCGTGGTATCTCCTGTCTTCGCCTTCACCTTTCCATCCGACAATGGTGTAGCCTTGATAGTCAGTGTTTCTGTCTGCACTTCCTTTTTCTCCTCGTTGGTCTTGCCCTCGATCTTCGGACGGGAAGCCGAACAGTTATACATTACATGGCGGATATGGCGCACATCCCCGTCAAACTCAAAAAGCAGGGCAAACAGTGCCAGTTCTGCATCCGAGTTTTCAATCAGAACGCCCTTGGCATCCAGTTTTTCTCTCAGCACATCCGTTCGGAAACTCTCCGGAATCAGTGCAAGCTCCAGATCCCCGTCATAGCCCATATTGTTGTTGATTACATAGTACGCAATGCCATCCGCATAAAAATTCTCCGGTTCCCCGTTGGCATCCAGGGACAGTGATACAGCGCCCGGAAGCGGCACCTGCGCTGCATAGGACACCGCCCCGTCCTCTCCAACCGTCAGTAAAGCGTAATGCGCATTTTTCAGATTATACTTCACCTTGTTATTCTTATCAGACATAATATCCCTCCATCATTTAACAATTCATTACAGTTCCATACTGTACAGCACCTCATACAGCTTTTCGCTCTGGATCCAG